AGCAGCAAAAGTTGGACTTTGAGGCACGGCTGAAGGCTGCCGAAATACAGGCCAATCAAGCCGCCGCCAAATACAAAGCGGATTTGGACGCACAAACCAAGCTCATCATCGCGCAGATGGGTAAAACCCTACCGGAGCCACCGCTATCCCAATGAAACGCACTTACGTCTACATGGACGGCGAATTAGTGGAACGACGCAAGGATGCAAAGGGTCGCTATCACTACGTCCAAGGCGATATCACGCCCTACAAGAGCATGATTGATGGGTCGATGATTACGTCACGCTCGCAGCACCGCAGGCATTTAAAGGCAAACGGTTGCGAGGAAGTGGGCAACGACGATCCCAGCAAGCACATTCGCCGCGAGCCTGAAAAGAACACGCGGCTAGAACGCATTAAACACATGGTCAACACCCGAATGACCAACGATCAGGCCGACCGCCTCATCCGCGAGTTGCGCCAGCACGCCAATTTCACCCATCCCCACAGGAGCCGGTAACGTGGACGAGCAGCAAGAACGAGACGACGCCCCACAGGCTGAAGTCATTGACCGCCGAGAGATGTTGGAGGCGGGATTAGAGGCCGCCGAGCGCGGTGAGCCGATTGAGAACATTGGACGCGATGAAAAGGGTCGCTTTGCGCCAAAAGCGGCGAAAGAAGAAGCACCCGAGGCCGAACCCGAAGCCGAGCCGCCTGTATGGCGTCGGCCTCCTGCGTCGTGGAAAAAGGATTATCACGAAGTTTGGGCAAAGGCTGACCCAAAGATGCAAGAGTACGCCTGGCAGCGCGAGCAACAGATGCGCGAGGGCGTCGAATCGGTCATGTCAAAGGCGCAATTTGCGGATGCGATGCAAGAGGCCATAGAGCCTTACATGACGACCATCCAAGGGTTAGGGTTAACGCCAGATAAAGCCGTGGCGGCGCTGATGGAGGCCGACCACAAGCTCCGCAACAGCGATCCGCAAGCAAAAGCGCAATACTTTATGCAGCTAGCGCAGTCGTATGGCATTAACTTGGGTGCGATGCAGGAGCAGCCCGCTCCGCAAGGCGCAGCGCCACAACAGGGCGTTGATCCGCTTGTATGGCAATTACAGAACGAATTGAATAAAGTCCGTGGCGAAGTCATGGGCTGGAAACAGCAGCAGGAAATGGTAGAAAATCAGACCCTGCTAAACGAGATTAACCAATTTAGTTTGAAGGCCGAGCATTTTGAAGAAGCCCGCCCTGCGATGATCCAGCTTCTACAGAGCGGAATCGCGCAGACGCTGGACGAAGCGTATGACAAGGCCATCAGACTCGATCTCAACTTGTTTGAGTCGGTGCAAAAAGCCCAACAGGCTGAAGCGGCGAGCAAACAGGCGAAAGAGCAAAACCGTGCAGCCAAAACTGCACGCGCAGCAGCGGTGAGTGTCAGAAGCGCCACACCCGGCGTAAACACGGCTCCCAAGAGCGGCGACCGTCGTGCGTTACTCGAAGAGGCATTTGCCGAAATCGAGGAGCGTTTTTAATTAACTGATCAAGGAGTAAAAACATGGCATGGGCCAACTCTAGTATCAGCGACATCATCGCTACTACGATCCAGAGCCGTAGCGGTGAGCTTGCTGATAACGTGACGAACAACAATGCGTTGCTTCGTCGCTTGAAGGAGCGCGGGAACGTGAAAACGTTTTCGGGCGGTAACGTGATTTTGCAAGAAATCATGTACAACGATGACTCAACCAACAACACCAACTCGTACAGCGGCTACGAGGTGTTGAACGTGGGACAGAACAGCCCCATTTCGGCTGCCCAGTTCAGCATTACGCAGTACGCCAGTGCGGTGACCATTTCGGGTCTGGAGATGATCCAGAACTCGGGCAAGGAGGCCATTATTGACCTGCTTGATGGTCGTATGTCGGTGGCTGAAGCGCAGTTAGCGAACCGCATCAGCGGTGACCTGTACGGCGACGGCACGGGCAATGCGGGTAAGAACCTTACGGGTCTTGCTGCGGCAGTGCCGGATGACCCGACTACGGGAACCTACGGCGGCATCAATCGCGCTGTGTGGACGTTCTGGCAGAGCAAGAAGTTCTCGGCTGCCGCTGATGGCGGTGGTGCGGGTGCTGTGTCAAACACGACCATTCAGGGCTACATGGATGCCTTGGCAGTGCAGTTGGTGCGTGGCACCGACAAGCCTGACCTAATCGTGGCTGACAACAACTACTATCGTTTTTACCTGCAATCGCTTCAGGCGATTCAGCGTATCACCGAGAGTGGTTCGGGCCTCGCAGGCGCGGGCTTTGCCTCGCTGAAGTACTACGGTGCCGGTATGGCCTCCGACGTGGTGTTGGACGGTGGTATCGGTTCCTCGACCTACAACAGCGGGTCAGGCAACGCCAACCACATGTGGTTCCTCAACACCAAGTACCTGCATTTCCGTCCACACAAAGATCGTAACTTTGTGCCGATTGGCGGCGAGCGGCAGGCGGTCAACCAAGACGCCATCGTGAAATTGATTGGCTGGGCAGGCAACTTGACCTGCTCGGGTAGTCAGTTCCAGGGCGTTTTGATTGCTTAACGGAGTACACGAAAATGGCAATTTCAACATCTAACGTCATTGGCGTGGCACTCGGCTTCACCGACGACACCGCACAGTTTAATCTCGGCACGACCGTGAACTTGGACGATGGCGGTCAGGCGGTGTATGTACAGGCGGCTTCGGCTGTAGCGGCTTACGCGGCGGTTTCCGTTCTCGTAAACGATACGGTTGTGCCGTTGACCACCACCAACGCAGCGGCGAGCAAGGCAGTTGGCTTTGCTCAAGTGTCCATTGCCTCGGGCTATTACGGCTGGGTGCAGTTGGGCGGCAAACCGCGTGTCAGCGTTGCCACGGCCTGCGAGCCGTCGGTACCGCTGTTTACCACCGCAACGGGCGGCGTCTTGGATGACGCGACCGTAAGCGGCGGTTTGGTGGCGGGCCTTGTGGCCACGACCTCGGCGGCTTCGGCCTCTGCGGTCACCTGCATTGCGGGCTATCCGCACATCGCCACGGGCGTTGTCGGGTCTTAACGATGCACCCTCTGGAGATCACGGTGCAGGCGGCGGGAACGGATGAGGAGTTATGCACCAACATCCGCTCGGCGCTTGCCCGTGGTCTACCAGAATTAACGCCCGTTCCGATTAAGCACAACGGCACGATGGTGCTAGTGGCAAGCGGGTGGTCAATGCCTGACTTTATTGATGACATCAAGGCGCACCGTCGCGCAGGTTTGCCGATTGTGGCAATCAAAGCAGCGCACGATTTTTTATGTGATAACGGCGTTGAGCCGGATATGTGGGTCAACCTTGACCCGCGTGATCGCACTAGCGGCATTCAAAAAGCCAATGCACGCACGGTGTACATGGTGGCATCGCGTTGCCCTGCGGTGACGTTTGACTATTTAAAGGGTAAAAATGTTTGGTTGTGGCATTCATGGGCAGATGGCCCTGAAATGCAAGCCGTTGGGCCTGGCAAACTTGCTGTGGGCGGTGGGACGACCTCGGGACTGCGCGCTATCAACATTGGCTATTTGCTCGGCTTTCGCAACTTTGTGATGTATGGCTATGACAGTTGCAATCGAGCGGATGGATTAAAACGTTTCACGGGCGAGCATACCGGCCCTGCCATTGACATTTGGGTAGGTGGCCCAAGCGGCAAAAAGTTCAACTGTAATATGGCGATGGCCCAACAGGCTAACGAATTCCAAAAGTTATTTGACGTGATGGGCGATATAACGGTAGACGTTAAAGGCCCAGGGTTGATTGCTGAAATTATGCGCGTTCGTGGTGAGCGGGCGCAGGCAGCATAATGGCCATTCCTTCTCGCGTATTAGGATCAGGCGTTAACAGCCTGTCCACCATCGCAATATGCGGCGATGGTAACGCAAGTGTGACCGCCGCTGGCACGTCAGCAGGCGATGCCACGCAAATTAGTTATGTTTATAACAATGTCACAACGACCGGCGTAGGCGCTGGCGTCAAATTGCCGCCAACGGAAGCGGGCGAAACCATCATTGTGCGAAATGGTGGCGCAAATCCACTGACGGTTTACCCGTATGATACAAACAGCACAATTAATACGGCGGGTTTTGGAACCATAAACAGTACTTGCTCGGCCATGTTTTATGCCGTGACCAATACGTTGTGGGAAGAACTGCAGGCGTTTGGCCGCTCTGTGCCAATTCTTCACTACGGCGCATTTTCAGACACCACCACACAAACCATTGTAAGTATCAATACGGCATACGCGATGACATTTGACACGACAGACAGCAGTAACGGCGTGTCTATCGGTTCGCCTTCTTCGCGGTTAGTGGTAGACAACCAAGGCGTCTACAACGTGCAATTTTCAGCGCAGTTAGATAAAGCGTCAGGCGGCGCAGCCGATGTTTATATCTGGCTACGCAAAAACGGCACGAACGTGCCAAACACCACCACCACATTGACACTACAAGGCACTGCGGCGCGTCAAGTTGCGGCATGGAATTTTGTTATCCAGCTAGAACCCACGCATTATGTAGAATTAATGTGGGCGGCAGATGACCCTAACGTTGTAGTTTTAGCGGCCACCGCCACAAGCGTATGGCCGGCGACTCCCTCAATCATTTGTACCGTAACACAGGTCAACAACCTGTAATCCCCACAGGAGTAGGACAATGCCATTAGATAGCGACATCAATAACGCCGACGCCCAACTGCACGTTGAGTTTTACTTGCGCGAGGATGGCCCCAACAAGGGCAACCCTTATGTGCGAATTCAAGCGCCGGGCGATAAGACTAACGTGATTGACCAGCCGGTGCGAGACGATCACAAAGGTCGATTTCCACGTCAGTGGCTTTATTTTCAGATGCAGCAAAGCGAAGGCGCTGCACAAGAGATTGGCACCCCGCTATCACAATGGTTGACGGATGCGCCGGATGACATCAACCGCGATCAGATCGCAGAGTTAACCATCCTTAAGTTTTTGACGGTGGAACAATTGGCGCTTGCGTCTGACTCGCAGTTGCAGCGTGTCGGCATGGGCGGCGTGGGCTTACGCGAACGCGCACGCCAATACTTGAATCGCAAAAACCGCGTGGAAAGTAACGCAGAGCTAGAAGATACCAAGCGACAACTGGCAGAATTGCAAGCGCAGATGCAGGCGATGATGGCGACGGAATCCAAGAAGCGTGGCAGGCCGCCTAAAGAGCCTGTAATGGAGGCATAGCATGGGCAGCACGATGGTTGAACTGATTACCGAGTGTACGCAAGAACTCGGTATCCCCACCCCATCCACGGTCGCAGGCAACAACAGTCAAGATGTCGTGCAGCTTCTAGCGTTAATGAATGCGTGCGGGTATGAGTTGCTCCGTCGTGCCGATTGGCGAGAACTGACACGCCAACACACGTTCTATACCGAAGCGTCAACCGCCACAGGCTCATGGGTGGATGGCGTGGCGACCATTACGGGTCTTGCTGATACGTCAAGCCTGTCTACCAACTATCAGGTGCAAGGCGTTGGAATACCTAACGCAACGTACATCACATCCGTAGGGCCAACAAGCGTTACGCTGAACTATGCGCCGACAGAAACGGTGGTGAGTGGTCAAGTCATTTTCCAAAAGGTGAAATATGACTTGCCAACGGATTACGTCAGCACGGTCAACCGCACGCATTGGGACAAGAGCAAGCGCTGGGAAATGCTCGGCCCCGAATCCCCGCAGCAGTGGCAATGGTTGCTATCAGGCTACATCAGCACGGGGCCGCGTATTCGCTGGCGTTTGCTCGGTAAATACTTCCAGATTTGGCCAGGTACGAATGCGGGCGAATTGCTTGGGTTTGAATATCGCAGCAAGGCGTGGGTAGAAGCGGCAGACGGTACGCCGAAAAACAGTTTTACGTCAGACGATGATACTTGCATCTATCCTGACCGATTGATGGTGTTGGGAACCAAGCTCAAGTATTTTGAGGCCAAGGGTTTTGACACGACTGCCCTGTACCGCGATTACTTGATGGAGTTTGAAACGGCAGTCGCGCAAGACACCGCTGCGGCTAACCTGTCGTTTGCACCGCGACCTGGCACCGTGTTGATCGGCTACGACAATATCCCTGACAGCGGTTATGGAACGGGTAGCACCTAATGGCATCACCTGTTCGCAGGCGGTTGATTCAGCGCACGACGAACAATGTAGCGTCGTTGCCTGCCCCTGTGGGCGGTTGGAACGCGCGCGATTCATTGGCCAACATGGCACCAACGGATGCGGTAACGCTAGATAATTTATTTCCCGGCGTATCAAGCGTTTCGTTGCGGGGTGGCTTTACCAAACATGCCACAGGCATCACGGGTCAGGTTGAGAGTTTGTTGGTGTACAACGCCGGGGCAACAGATGAAATGTTTGCCGTGGCGAGCGGTGAAATTTTTGATGTCACCACAGCGGGTGCTGTTGGAGCAGCAGAAGTTAGCAGCTTAAGCAATAGCCGATGGGAATACACCAACATCACGACCGCAGGCGGTGGGTATTTGTATGCCGCCAATGGCGTTGATAAACCCTTGCTGTATGACGGCAGCACTTGGACAGCCATTGATGGCGTATCTTCACCCGCAATTACTGGCGTTACCACAACTACGCTAATTCAACCAACCCTGTTTAAAAACAGGATGTGGTTTATTCAAAAAGATACCTTGAAGGCGTGGTATTTGCCGACCGCATCCGTAGGTGGGGCCGCCAACACGTTAGATTTGTCATCAGTCGCCCATCTAGGCGGCAGCTTGGTCGCAATGGCGTCGTGGACGATTGACGCAGGCTACGGGGTTGATGACAACTTGGTATTTATTACGGATCAAGGCGAAGTCATTGTTTATCGCGGCACTGATCCTTCTAACGCATCCACATGGGCGTTGATTGGCGTTTGGGTAGTCGGTTCGCCTATTTCTCGGCGGTGCTTTCAAAAGTACGGCGGTGATTTGCTGATCTTGACCCTAGATGGTTTGGTGCCGTTCGCGTCTGCCTTGCAATCATCAAGATTAGACCCACAAGTAGCGCTGTCTGACAAAATCCAAGGAGCGTTTGCAGAGGCGGCTCGACAATACAAAACAAACTTTGGATGGGGGTTATTGTACAACCCGCTCAATAACGCCTTGATTGTTAACGTTCCCGTGTCAGTCGGCAATCAACAGCAATTTGTGATGAATAACATTACAAAAGCGTGGTGCCGATTCACGGGTTGGGCGGCTAATTGTTTTGCGTTGTTAAACGATCAACCGTATTTTGGCGGTGATGGCTATGTTGCAGAGGCTTGGACGACAGGATCAGGCGCTACAGGCTTTAACGACGACAATCTAGCGATTTCCACTCGCGCCTTGCAGGCTTTTAACTACTTTGAGACGCGTGGAGTAATAAAATACTTTACCCGCGCACGACCCACAATCTACAGCAACGGCCAGCCGACCATTGATATTGGCATGAACGTTGATTTTCAGACCGACGCGGATTTGGGTGCCTTGTCATTTGTCGCAACGCAGTACGGGTTGTGGGACGTTGGCTTGTGGAATCAGTCAGTGTGGGGTGCTGACATCATCATTACCAACAACTTTGTCGGCATCCAAGGTATTGGCTATTGCGGCGGTCTTGTTTTCAACAGTAGTAGCAAAAACGTGACATTGGAGTGGGCATCCACTGACGTGGTGTACCAATTAGGATGGGCTGGCGCATCGTAAACGGCCCTGAAGTGGGCTTCTGGGTGGTTGACCATACCAACGGGGCGTTTTGGCCTGAAAGATCGGTCGCCATTGGATTAGAACGCGACGGCGAATTGGTCGCAGGGACGGTATTTGAGAATTGGAACGGGCGGTCATTGGTGTGTCACATTGCGTGGCACCGCGTAACGCCCACCTATATTGCGGCGATATACGATTATGCGTACAACGTCGCAGGAGTTGATAAGATAATAGGGCCAATCAGTAGCAATCATACCCGAGCGCTTAAATTGGTCAGCAAAATGGGCTTTTCCGAGGAAGCGCGGATAAAGGATGCCGCGCATGACTCTGGAGATATTGTTTTGATGACGCAGACACCCGAACGGTGTCGATATTTGGAGCCGAGGTATGGGCAAAAGTTCACCGTCACCACCGCCAGCACCTGATTACGCCACCCTAGCTGTCAAGCAGGGTGAGGCCAACTTGGCAGCCGCCAAGCAATCGGCCTATATGTCCAATCCCAACATCTACGGCCCCACGGGGTCGCAGGAAGTGACTTGGACGAAGACGCCGACTATTGACACAGACGCCTACAACAAGGCGATGCAGCAGTGGCGCGAAAACATGATGACTAACCCGCAATATGCAGGGGCGCAGCCATCACAGGAAGATTTTACAACGTTTATTGAGCAGCCAACGGTTAGACAAACCATCAACCCTGATGCGGAGGCAGCGCTACGGCAGCAAGAACTCGCGCAGTTTTACATGTCAAAAGCCGCAGCGGGTGCGGCATCAGGATTAGGTGACCTCGGTATTGCGTCAGCGTTTCGTCCGACAGACATTCCTAATTTAGTGTATGGCGCAATCGGCCCATACGATGCGGTTTCTCGCCCCACCAACATCACCAATTGGGGACAGGCGCAAGCGTTGCAACAAGGCGCGGGTGGTGCAATTGAAGGCGCGCCAACGGCACCGTTTTCAGTTGTTTCAGCGTATCCCACCGATTTGTTACCACAGCCTGTTAACGAAGGCCAGCAGGCGAGGGCGGATGTGCCGATTCAAGGTGCAATTATGGCGCCTGGATCAGAGTATTACGGTCGTGCAGGCGCTGGCCCTGCCGCTCCGACTGATTTGGGGCAATTGCAGGCGGGTCAATTTGCCGCGCAAAGCGCACCGAGCGGGCAAGCATTTGGCACCGCGCAAGGCGGCCCATCCGGCGGTTTGTACGGATTAGCTGGCGCAGGCCCGCAAGGTTTAAATTTACAAGGGCTTAATCTGTCAGGTCTTGGCGGCGTAGCGGGCGGCCCGCAACAGGGTGAATTTGGCTACGCCCAACGGTTTGTGCAAGGCCCGCAATTACAAGGGCAGATTGATGTTTCAGGTATCGCGCAAGGCCCAGTTAACGCAGGAATGACAGCGCAGCAGGCGATTATGTCGCGTTTGTCGCCACAGATCGCCACCGAGCGTCAGCAACTTCAAACGCAGTTAATCAATCAGGGTTTGCGACCGGGCGGTGAGGCGTACAACGCTGCCATGTCAGCGCAAATGCAGAAGGAAAACGATTTGATTCTGCAAGCTGCTGCGCAAGGTATTAGCCTTGATCAAGCGGCGCGTCAACAGCAGTTTGCCGAGCAACAATCTCGCGCCATGTTTGCCAATCAAGCCGCTTTGTCGGGCTTTGGTGCAGGCATGGAGCAGGCAGGGCTTTATAACCTTGGCGCGCAACAAGATTTGCAATCATCACTTGCCACGCAGGCCGCGCAGAACCAAGCGCAGCAACAGGCGTTTCAGCAACGTCTGCAAGCGGGTGAATTTGGCCAAGAGGCGCAGTTGGCTTCATTTGGTACACAACAGCAAGCACAACAAGCCGCAAATCAAGCTATCGCACAAAATTTTGCACAGGCGCAAGCCGCGCAGCAGATGCAAAATCAGGCGATGGGGCAGAACTTTGAGCAAGCCCTAGCGTCGCAACAAGCGCAGAACGCTGCAATGGCGCAGAACTATCAGCAGGCGCTAGGTGCGGGTCAGTTTAACCGCGAAGCGTTGTTGCAACAGTTTGGCATGGGTCAGTCGGCGCAGGAGCTGGCTAATCAAGCTATCGCACAGAACTATCAGCAATCGCTCGCGCAGACTGAAGCGCAAAACCAAGCGTTGCAACAGATTTTTGGGCAAGGCGTTACGCAACAAGAATTGCAAAACGCAGCGGCAGCGCAAAACTTTCAGCAAATGGTGGGTGCGCAGCAAGCCAATTTGGCGCGACAGGCGCAACAATCTCGGGAATCGCAAGAACTTGCGCAGTTCTACAACCAATCGCAAGCACAAGCCTATCAGCAGGAGTTGGCTTATCAGGCTGCCGCGAACGCCGCCCAGCAGCAGCGCTTTGGGCAGCAGATGGACATTCAGGCCGCGCAAAATGCGGCACTGGCGCAACGTCAGCAGACGGAATTAGATTACTTCAACACGCTGAATGCGTTGCAACAGCAGCAATATAATCAGGCGTTGGCGCAAGCGCAATTCCAAAATACGGCAGCCCAGCAAGCGTTGGCACAGCAAGCCGCCATACGATCTATGCCCGTCAATGGGATCAGCGCGTTGTTGTCAGGTGGTCAGGTCAGCGTGCCGCAATTCCAAGGCTATAGCGGCGTGAACGTAGCGCCACCGCCGATTTTCCAAGCAGGTCAGGCTGCGGGCAACTTTGCACAACAGAACTATGCCAACCAAGTCGGCGCATACAACGCGGGCATGGGCATGTTGGGGAGCCTAGCGGGCGCAGCCGGTACGGCTATTGGCGGGGCAGGCAGCATCGCGGGATTATTTTCAGATCGCCGCTTGGAATCTAACGTCGTGC